TCGTGAAGGGTAGCGCCATCATGCCGAACACCGCCCCATCGTCATTCTTTATAAACACCGCCTTCTCTGACTTGAGGAAGGTCAGCGTATTTCCATCATGCGCCTTGAGAAACTTACTCGCAGAGGGGACATCCTTGATGTGAAACTTCACCTCAAGACCCGCGAAGTCTTGATGCTTCGACATCGCTAGACCAAAGCCGTCACAAGCAAACGCTTTACCCCCTGTGAAGTTCACCATACACAGCTCGGGGCGGCGCTGTTCATCCGTGGACGAGTAAGGACGCGACACATTCAGAGTGTCATAAATCAACGAGGCTTGAACCTCTCCCGAAGGCTCACACTCCAAGAGCATCTCACGCCAAGGAGGAAACACCATAGGGTCGAGTGAAGGGAACTCCGCAGTACCCTTCGTAGAGGTGACCTTCACCTGCTTCTCCACAAGCTCGATCTTAAGAAGCCCATTCACCGCGTTCACCGCACTCATGAAACGCTTCCCCTCCACAGTAAACGACTCCGTCCCCTCCACCTTAAGATGCTTCAGAGGAATAGACGAGTACACACGAGGAGGATTACAGGAAGAAATAAACACATTCTCCCCGATACGCTCAAACAAGAAATGGGAAGTGATGTCTGACCCGCTCCCTAGCGTCGCATTTGCGATGTCGAGAGTCTCCTTAAGATCATTCTTGGCAATCTCAATCTTCATAGGCTTGCTAACCTGCTTTCAATCGTGGTGATAATCGACTCCGCCTCATCAAGAGCTGTCCTAAAGGCTTCCACCTTCTCGTCTTGCTCTCTCTTCAGCCTCGCGATTTCTTGGTCAAGGTGACTAGGGTTTATACCCAACTCCTGAAGTCTATTGTCGATCTCGGCAAGAGAAATACGAGCCGCTTCGAGCTTTCCAAGGAGCTTGCTCCTCTTACTCTCAAGCTGTTCCCGCTTCTCTATCAACTCTGCCATGTCCATTTAGAACACCTCCTGTCTGATAGGGTCGGACAACCCTTATATATCAGACCCCCTCCCCACCCCTCTGCGATTATTTCCTTAGCTATTTCTTAGACCCCCCAAAAGACAAATCCACAAAACCCGTCTCATCACTCCCCTTGAAGGGGTCAGGGGTGTCCGTCTTCCCTAAGCCTCTCTTAGCCGCATTGTGCTTCTTTTGTGCCTGTCTCTCCTCACACACCGACTCATAAGGACACTGAGTGCAATGCTTAGGCATCGGATTCGCCTCAAATACACCTCGCGTAATCGCCTTTGACGACTCTACCCCCTCTGCCGCAAGACGCTTCATGTCCTCATCTGTACATGAAACCTCCGTCATCCCTGTCCAACCCTCCTCTTTCCCACTCGGCGGATTGTCTGAAGGATAACGGAAATAGAAGAACGCGAGCTTGTGTGGCATCACCCCATATTGAAGACGGAAACATAAGGCGTACCACCTCAGTTGGTCAGGGTCTTCATACTTCCCCGGCGTCGTAGCGTTCTTCCCATCTAAGATATACACCCTGTCGTCTTTATCCCGATAAATCAAATCCGCTATCCCACACACATTGAAATACTTATTCACCGAAGGGGTCATCTTGAACTCAGAACGGTTCCATACCCCTAACAGCTTATTCTCTTTCATAATCTTGAGGAAGTTCACCGCTCCCTTCACACATATGTCTATCGCGTCTTGTCTCGTCATCTGCTGCCATAAGCAGTATCTACGCTGCTCATTAAACACAAACTCCTTCCTCGCCATCTCCTCCACAGCCTCTCTCAGCCCTAACCCATCCCTCCACATCTCATGATTATAGATGTTCTCCACCACCTTCGATAACACATCCCCCATCAACATATGATGCTCAGATGCCCTCTCCGTCTCAGGCGGTAACGGCTTCGGCTTACCCTCTCCCGCCCCCAAATCATGAAGCGGATGCCCCTTCGACCACAAGTATTTCTGAGGACACTCCCTCATCATCTTGATGTGAGACCAATATAAATTCTGCATATTTATTTCCTCGTTCATCGGTGTTCCCCTAGATTACCACAATCGTCTTAATCTTTCACGCGCTCTAAGTAGTCTATCGCCATCTCTTTGACCTCTGAACTGAGACTCATCTCCATCACCCGCTCACTCAGCGTCATCTCTGACCACCCCGAGGTCGCTAAAGCCTTCATCTTCTCCACTATCTCCTCCATCCGCTCTTTGTCCTCCTTCTCCGTCCTCGCCTCCTCTATCCTAAAGACCTCCCCCGCCTCCCTCACAGGCACATCATGCCTCCTCACCTCTAATCCATTCTGAGAAATAGAAATCTCGACAATACAAGGCTTCCTATCCAAATCATCTAGGTGTAACGACCCCCTCGTTAAAGAACCCACATTCACTACATAAGCCCCATTCTTAAGCCTCTCCACTCCCTGATCCTTATGCCAATGACCGAAACACCACACATCCACATCGGGTATCTGCTCTAAGAAATCATATCCCACGATGTCTTCCCCCTCAAACATCGTCCCCGTAGACCCTGACCTCGCCAATAAATGACAGGCTACAATCAGATAATCCTCTCCCTGTTTCTTGAGGCGAGATAACCTCTCGAAGTCATATTCAACCCCGTGATAAGGCACACCCACAAGGCGAGTCTTGACCCCCTCTCTCTCAAACACCACCTCTCGATCATCTCCAAACCTCTTGAAGACCCCCGATGAAAATAAGACCCCCAAAGGCTGCTCAGGCAAATAGTCGATCTGACCATATTTCACATCGTGATTTCCCACGAGTGCATAGGTCGGACAAGGATACTCATTGTGAATCTCACACGCCCTCCTCACAAGATTATGTGAGTTCTTCACAGGCGACTTCACATCAAAGAAATCCCCCCCATCTATCACAGCGTCTATCTTATTTCTCTTCGCGAAGTCTCCTATCCACCTCAGCTTCGCAGAGACATCTTCGACCCATGACCCACTCCGACGACGCGGGGTCTTATCCGCAAAATGCACATCAGTCCTCCACACTAGTCTCAACATGAACCATGTCCTTTCCTCAAACAAGTCGGGCAAACACCCTTTAGTATTTCCTCTTGTGTCGTCTCAATCTCGCCTAATAGACGAGACACCTCCTGCTCAACTAGCTGTATCGCAGAGAGGAGCTTCGATTTCTTCTCCAAGAGTTGGATCACCTGCTCCCCACCCCCCACGAAAACGAGCGGCTTAATCTGTTCTATATAAGAGAGCGTGTGGATCAGCTTCCTCAGCCGTCTATTCTTCTCAGATAGCCTCTCTAGCTCCCCTGTGTCCCTCATCTGAGGTATCTCAGGTATCTCCATTTCCGACAAACCTACCCCGATCAAACCCTCCATGAGCTTCCCCTTCACTCGTCTCCTATAGTCCTTCTCTAACTGCTCTATCTTGTGACTCTCATCGAGCTTCAACTGAGGGAGCCTCACTCCATTTATCCCCCTCAACACTTGATGCGCCTCTATCAATCTCCCCCTCTTCGCCGCAAGCGTACCCACACTCCCCAAGAGCTGTTCCCCCTTCTCTTTCTCTGATTCTCTCTCCTCAAGCCTCTCCATACATGAAGGATCATATCCTTCAAACGCACTCGCCTTCTCCCGACTTACCTCTAAGTCCTCGCGCTTGATCTTTATGCGAGAGGTTGTATTTCTAATATCCGCCCTCGCCATCCCCGAAGCCTGTTCTAATACCTGTATCCTCTCCACATCAGACAACGCACTCGATAAGACACTCGGGGGTAAATCCAAGAGAAATATGGTCTCAAACTGCCTAGCAATCTGAGGGGATAACTCTTTTCCATCTACCTCTATAGAACGCACACCTAGACCCTGTACTTCTTGAGGCACCCCACTCCCCGCTTTTGGAATCACCTGTCCATTCACCTCATATCTATTCACCCCCTTCCCCTTCTCCCATAAGACTTTATTTCCGTCCTCGAAGGTGATTGTCACAGAGGAGTATTTCTCTCCATTTCTCACATGGGAGTCTCCCCTCGTGTTCGTGAAGACACCCGATATGGCTCTCGCCATCGCGCTCTTCCCAATGCTGTTTTCTCCTGTGATTACAGTAAGCCCTTTGACCTCTATCTCAGCCTCTTTGATAGACTGAAAGTTCTGCACTCTGACCTTCATAGAACACCTCCGAAAATAAATAAGGGGACGGAGCCTCTTATAGACTCCGTCCCCTCTCTTATATAGGGTTTCCCCTAACCCTTAGCTCAGAGATCGTCGAGATCACTGAGGAGATCATCCTCAGTCGCCTCGTCCATCTGCTCGAATTCGGATGTCTCATCTGAGGAAGCCGCTTTATTCGTTTTGGGGTCTGCGAGATAAGGCTTCACTTGAGCGAAGATTTGGTCGATATGCTCGCTCTTGAGAAGGTTCTTAAACGAGACAAGCCCCTGCCCTCTAATCTCACCCTCAGAACTCGTCCACGCGAACCAAGCACCCTTCTTCGAGACAACTCCCGTCTTGATGCCGAGTTCAAGCACAGTACGCACATTGTCTACCCCCTCACCCGACATGAGGAAGAAATCCACCTCCTTGTGGGCAGAGTCTGAGACTTTGCACTTGTCGAGCTTTGCTCGCACCTGCGTCCCCAATACGACATCTGCTTGCTTCCCCTGCATCGCATCCCACTCCTTCCCCTTCTCCTTACCCACCACATAAAGCATGATCTGAAGGGTCGAGTAGAAAGACCACGCCTTACCACCCTGCGGAATCTTCTTGGGTCCCGCGAAACTCGGACCACCACCCCCAATCGCCTCACGAAGCTGAGAAATACCAATCACAGCCGTCTGCGTCTCCGCAATCTTCGACTTAATCTTGGGCAGATACTGCGACCAAATACGAGCCGTCAGACCCACCGCCATGCCCGTCCCATCGTTGCTCTCGAAGAACGCCTTGGGAACCGCCGCACCCACCGAGTCAATCACGATAAGATCGACCCCCTCTTCTGCCATCGAGAAAATATAGCGAAGCCCCGCCTCAAGCGTATCAGGCTGAATCAACATGAACTGACTCGCGTCTGACACAGGCACACCAAGCACAGACGCATATCTATGGTCAACCTCATGCTCCCAATCTATGTACACACAAGTACCCCCCTCTGAACACACCTGCGCCGCTGTCTGAAGCGCAATCGTCGTCTTACCCGCTCCCGCAAGCCCATAGATGTTCGTGATCCGCCCTCGTGGAATACCAGGACAGGGACGGACACCCTCTGAGTTCTCCTTCCCCCCAATCAGATAATCAAGTGCCACAGAACCCGTAGAAATATGCGGGATAGAAGTCTTGAGTGAATCAGGATTCAGCGTCACCACATGGTCTTCTTTCAAGACCACAGCTACCTTCTTAGCGGCGGCTACCAAGTTTGCTTTCTTCTTAACGACCATGACTTGTCCTTCGGTGATGAGAGAGAGACACACACACGCTCATTATACGAGCGGCTCCCTCGGTACATATAAGAAGCTCCCTCGGTATACTAGAAACCCCAAGAAATATAAAACCCCCTCAACCCATAGAAATAGGAACACATTATGACTCAGACACTCCTCTTCAAAAGCTCTTATCAGCTCGCCTACTCCACCCTCACTCAGCAGATGCACTCAAACGATGAACCTCAGTTCCCCACCCTCGATGCTGTCCTGAGTATGACCCACGCCTTCAAGAACTTTGCCCTAGAGACTGACTCCCTCTGCCATGAAGATCATCTATGGTGTATTTCCTCTGCCATAGATTTCCTCACAGATAGAGACTCTCACCTCTCTTCAGGGGACGACCTCTACGATGACTCCTTTCGGAACACCACCGACATCCTCGGTATTGCGAATGATATTCGTCTGAGCCTGCTCAAAAATACCTGACAATAAGTACAAGCTAAAGCTGATACAAAAAGAGATCAGGAGCTTCTTCGAGGGCGGGTATTTCTCATCAGGGAGCGTGAAAGGTGCTGCGCTCACCACCAAGATAAACAAATCAGTCGGGCTGAACATCATCAGGGTGCTCCAAATCTTGTGCGGGTTTCTTGTCCGACCAACGGAAAAATCGGTCGTCCTCCTTGTAGGTTATACCCATCCTCTTGATTCGACCTGCTTTTTTTCCCTGAACATATCTCTCTAAAGAAATAAAATGTTTAGCCTCAAGCTCAGATAACTCATCCAAAGCGATTTCTTCATTCACGAGCTTCCAAAAGCGACTCGCAGTCCTCCCCACCCAATAAGCGTCGGCTTGGTGGTGATTCCACGCCTTCGCCCCTTGACCCTCCGTCGCCTTCTTCGCAGCCTCCACCATATCCGCCTTCTGCATCTTCCAACCCCTCGGTCTACTGAGAAATAGATGAGCGTGTGCCTTCACCTGATTCGGTGTGAGAAAGACAGTATCCACCTCCTCCAACTTCAAGGCTTCATTCGAGTAGAGAAATAATCCGTACATACCCTCGGAGTACAAGTCATTGAAGATGGGGGACTCGATGCCCACACGAAGTGTCTCCGTCGGATAGGCTTCCTTGCATTTCTGTATCACCTCTCTCAGACCCTCTCTGAGATAGATGTACCTGTCCACGAAGATCATGTCCGCGTCTGTCCCCATCATCCCCTTGTCCAAGTACTGCGCCTCATCGGTCATTAACACCCACCCGAACGCTCGAAGCGAGGGGTCTAAGCCAAGTATCATAATTAACCCTTTCGTGTGTCACACCCCCCCCTCATATCATAAACACCACGAAACCCTCAGAAATCGAACAAACTACACATTTCACCCTGCTTGGGGACTGCTTTACCAACCCCCGCCTCAGACTTGATCTCCGTCCCTATCGGACTCCAATGCCTGATACGAGCCTCACATATCCTCGCGTACTCAGGCTGTAACTCTATCCCCACAAATTCATGTCCCAATCGCGCCATCGCACACCCCGTAGTCCCACTCCCTAAGAATGGGTCTACCACTAGCTTGTGCGTACCTATGTCTCTCGCACACCACTCCATCACATCTATCGGCTTCACAGTCGGG